CTTACTAACAGCTCCATCGTTTTATGCACACATTGTTAATAGTATATTTTTACTGATTGCGATTGCGTATGCATTTATGCATTCATCGAAATTAAGGGCACTTGATTCGCATCATACTCTTTTCTTGATTTTATTGTTTGGTATCGCAATCGGTGTTCATGGATTATCTCATTTAGGACTTGAGACTAGTTACGGATTTAACCCATTGCGCTTATTATTTTGAGCGAACCGGAGACGCTAGGCGAAGGTAAGCGATTGAACTTCGCGGACGCTAGTCGAATAAGTTTACCATTTACCATTTAGTATTTGTTTTCTTAACACTAATTTGTTGCCCTGCACGTTTTTTACCCTTGCTTGGATCATATGCTTCGCCCTCGTTGTCTGAGTCCATCCCCTTTGAAATCTCCCAGAACTCTTTTGAGCCAAGCCGGAAATCCGGGCGAGTTTCGGCTTTATACCAAAATATTTGGTCGTATAATTTATTCGATTTTGCGTTATTATTAATGACCAAACATTCATAATTTTCGGTCGTTTGATCCATAACGGAAGAAAACGACTCTAATGTGGGAAACATGGATGCATAGTTTTCCCAAATACGTTTGCGATTAGTCATATACGGTTCACGTAAAATGAACACATAATCGATATTTGTTCGTAAATTGGGCGGAATGCCTAAAGGATATTGCATCGTGATAATGAGCATGACTTTCCAGTGACGCCCGTTCATAAATAACATTCTCATCATTTTGTCGCGCGTCCATGTTTGGTCGTATAAGCAATCATCTAAAATCACAAATGCGCGCGGATCAATCGAGGATTTCTTCTGCGTTTCAATATCTTTGTTCACTTGTTTTAATACGGCCTTTTGTCGACGTAACACGTTTTCGATAAGAACCGTGTTATATTCTTCGTGGATGAAGAGCTTAGGCACATGCTGTGCATAAAATCCGTTACCGGCTTCCGTGCCGGATATAACTGTTCCGATTGGTATGTCTTGATGGTGATATAACAGATCTCGCACAAGAAATGATTTACCCGTATCACGACGACCAATCATCACAATTACCGGACCTTTATTCTCATTTGGCTTAAATGTGATCCACCGCATATCAAATTTTTTTAGTTCCAACGTCATATTAAGTAGTATACTAAACATTTGAGATTTAAAATACGAAATATAAACTCTGGCGTCTTTTAACTCCTTCGCCTTACTCTATGGATCGCTTCACGTTTATATTTATCAATTATTCTATTTATACACCCTATACGTCAGCATTCTGTAAATATGCATAAACCGTCAATCGCCTATTGTAAACCCGCCATAATAAATTTAGAGGTTTTATGCGAACAGTATAGGCAAAATCCGGACTTCGTAGAATCCGAACAAACGCCGAACGATTATAACCCATATCGCATGCGAGATCTGCAATTATATAATCCCATATATCGCAAATTTTTTGAGATGAACTCTTCGAATTATAATACAATCGCATTGAATCACCCATACCATGTCCAAGATTTAAAACATGTTGCGACGCATAATAAAGGCCAAATATTAGAACGAGACGTGTTTGTTAAATTTTCACCCCTACTCGATCCATATCGATACATGGTTGGTAAATATAACATAGATGATAGCAAGATCCGGGCAATGCCTCAATTCGACTCAACCGAGGAATCCGTATCTAGCAAGATTTTATGTCGCCATAACGCGGCCTACGTTGATTCGTTTTTTACTTATCTGTCGTCAACATTGTTACATTCGCATAATTTTCATCACGGTCTTGATTATTATGGATCATACCTTGGTGTCCAAGAGAAGTTTCGCGTGTGTATAACCGACGATTTGGACTTTTTAAGGAATTCGACGTTTTTTAACAATAACGTTGGTAAATTATTCTATATAGAAGATCCAGAGCACGTTTTCGACGGATTGGATCAAATTGCGGGCTCTAGACGTAATAAACAAAAGTTAACGGTGAACGAGGGTGATAATTTGGACATTGAATGTGATATATTATCGGAATTGGATATATACATATTAGATGAAAGCGTAGATGTAAGCACGGTTTTAGAATTGAGATCCGAAGATGCTAGTCAAAGGAGTTCGGCGGAAGCGGAGATGATATATTCAAAACGCTCAAATCCGTCGTCGCCATCTTCGTCTTCTGAATCTTCGTCGTCAGATAGTGATGTTAATTATAGTTCGTCGGAAGATGACGACGATGATGAGGATGATGATGATGAAGAAACAGACGATAGCGAGGAAAAAGAAGATAGTGAAGACGATGATGAAGACGAGGATAGCGACGAAAATACCGAAGAGGAGGAGGTATTTGGATATATTAACAACTTTCCGGTGCAGATGATTTGCATGGAAAAATGCGCCGGCACATTGGACGAGTTATTTGTGAACGACGAGATATCGATTGAGAATGGTGCGAGTTATCTGTTTCAAGTAATTATGAGTCTATTGATTTATCAACGTGCATTTAATCTTACACACAACGATTTGCACACAAATAATATAATGTATACCAAGACAGACAAACCATTTTTATATTACAAATACGCGGGTAAATCTTACAAGGTTCCTACATACGGACGCATTTTTAAAATTATCGACTTTGGACGCGGTATTTATAAATACCAAAGTAAAACGTTTTGCAGTGATAGTTTTGCACCCGACGGAGATGCATCAACCCAATATAACATCGAACCATTTTTAAATAAAAAGCGTCCTATTCTTGAGGCAAATTATAGCTTTGATTTGTGTCGCCTTGGATCGTCCATTTTCGATTTTATCATGGATGTCGATGTAAAGGTCGGCGAAATGGATGATTTGCAAAAAACTATTCATCGATGGTGCATGGACGACAATGGTAAAAATGTATTATACAAGAAAACCGGAGAGGAACGCTATCCAAGTTTCAAGCTATATAAAATGATTGCACGCACCGTTCACAAACACACGCCCGAATCACAACTAGACGACCCGTATTTTAACCAATTTTGCATGAAAGGGTCCGAAGATATTAGTCAAATGGTGTTGGACATTGATCAGATCCCATGTTATGTGTAACTCTTAAACATTGTCGAAGGAGTTTTTTATTTTCATACATTTATTATGAAAATAACTAGGAGTTATCGATTATAACATATGTCTTATTTTGTAAGGCGCTATCCGAAGTTTCCAAAGCTATCGACGGAGACCTCCTTCGAATTGCGTCTTCGGAGTTTACTCTGAAACGATCTGTCGCCGATAACCGAAGAAGTTTGAAAATTTCGGTTTGCTTTGATTCACTCATATTTTTGTTCATTATTCGATATGTTGAATTCATTATATTGTTTGGGTGGATTATTCGACCCCCTGAATTCGAAATTCGTCTAGCATTTAGATACGATTCTTCATTTAATGAATCTAATAATTCCTTCCCGTATTTACCATCAAACCCATAAATAACAGAATTATCGAGTTGTGTCCAAACATCTGGATAAGTTTCCGACCATCTAAATTTAATATCAACACTGTCGTTACGATTGTTATCAGACCCATAGCTGCTATTCATTCTCCGGGAAAGTTGAGGATAAAATCCGTCACCTTGTTCTTTATCATATTTATCATAATACATTTTACGTGTAAGAACAACCTCGCGCGGTAAAATAAGTGTTTGGGGGATTGGGTTTTGTGGCTTTAATATAGTTATGTGAGCGGCAACGGGTATATTTTGATCATTCATATAGATATATCAGATTATCTATTGTTGCAGGATTTTCGGTTAAAAATTAGGAACGTCTGTAAATACTTGGGTGGTTGCTGGATTTAATACTCGCGTCTCCGTAACAATGTTAAAAAAATCGGCAATGTATCCACTAAACTGAAAATAAAAATACGAACCCGTAATAGCGCACACCATTACAACAATACTGTCTCGAACCACATCTTTCAGTGGCTTTTTTTCATCCGATAAATATCTGAATTCGATAAACTTAGATAGGCAAAAAAGGACGGTGATAATTGTCGCTACAACAAAAACTTGTTCCATATTAATCCCTAAATATATAAGATCTACGCCCCTTTTTTGTTTATTTGTATAACGCAAACAAAATTGATCGCGGTTGATAATATAAATTCAGAACAACACACAAAGATGCTTTCCGCACAAAATATTATAGTTCCATTGCTCCGTATAAATGAGTCGGTTTCATTCAATCTTGGCGATTGTAATGAATACGTCAAAACCCTCGCATCAGGTTCGGTAACTATGATCTATTTGGATCCACCCTTTAATTCTGATCGAAATTATACGATGAGTGTTGATTCGGCGGTGGGGTTCACAGATAAATGGACAGACGCCGGTTACGAAGAGTTCTTAGAATCTGTTATATTACCACTAAAAACGGTGTTGAGCGACGACGGAACATTGTTCTTCCACATTTCGGCTGTAGGTATGTTCATCCCAGAAAAAGTGCTGCGTAAGCATTTCTCTGTGGTTACACCGATATTCTGGAAAAAGTGCCGATCCAAAAATAATGTGAAAAATAAGTTGGGTGCGACTATTGATATTATATTCAAATGCAACAAAAAGGAAAAACACAAGTTTCGGTTAGTCACACAGGAAAAGGACGCCACCTATTTAAAAAACTCGTTTAAAAACAGCGACGAACGCGGAAATTATTCTCTCGGGCATTTGGTCACCGAGAAGACAAAACGCGGTTACATGTATTCATTCGACGCGGGCGGGCTCACATTTAATCCTACGTCTGGATGGAGAATCAAGGAATCTGAATTAGTCAAGTTACGTGACGAAAATCGCCTTCATCTGCCTAAGAAAGCCGGTGGAAATTTGTATAAAAAAATATACCTTTCCGAGAATCCGGGCAAACCATGCACCGATCTATGGGACGATATACACTCAATAAGTCAGGGGTCAGAAGGCCGAAAATATCCGACCGCCAAACCAGTCAAACTGCTTGAACGACTTATTGAAATTAGCACAGACGCCGGTGATATTGTATTAGACCCGATGTGTGGTTCGGGAACAACAGCCAGCGCTTGTGTGAATACGGGACGTGTTTGTTTATTAAATGATATAAATTCGGATGTAATTGATATTGTTAAGGCAAGGTTTGCATCTGACTGCACACCTCCGCAAGTAAATCTAGACCCGGAGTCGGAATCCGAGTTGACCGAAGAACATGGGCGGTAGGAACCGTGTCTATCACAGTATTTACCAATTTTGCGAGTAATGTCCCCACCTTATCCTGTTGAATTTTCAAACAAGGAATTGAACACTTGTTTTTTTCGCTTTGTCCAACCAATGCCCCCACGCCGTTGTTGAGAACCAATCGCAGGCGCAAATCGGTATTGATTTCAACTCCGTCCTTTCTGCGGAAAATCATCCGGCTAGTCTTGGCGCGAGAGGTTTTCAAGTAATACTCCCATTCAGGATAGGCGGTGAACTCAGGGAAGTTATTTTCCTTGGGATATAATATCAAATTGTTGTTGCGATGGTGGTTCACTAGAACATAATCCGGATATTTTACGTAAAGTGTTCCAAGAAGGGTCTTGAGTTGGTCACTTGTGATTCGGTCAAATTCCGAACTGAACATCTCCG